GCAGTGCTTCCCAACTCACAGGAAATGTATCAGCTGACAACTTATCAATCTGGTCAGCAACCATTTGTGTCTCTACCTGTGCATCTGGTTTACATCGTAGATTACATACACGGGCAAATGCATATAGTGTACCACTCCAGTACCATTCGGTATTCATTGACTGTGGAAGGACCATACGAGCTTGTTCTGGACACACACCCTTTCTTAGCAACTCCTCATAGGTCCACTTACATTTCTGCATTGCTTGTTTGTATGCATCCACCATAGCAGGGCCACTAGAACCAGCAGGATTGATATCAATCTCTACACTTGACGACCCTTGCTTCTTGTCATCTGCCTTACCTCTCCAGATAAGAGGGTAATAGAAAGTTGGTTCATCATCTACATATCGCCTTGACACCTCATTCCATGTTAGTCCAATCTGATGCTTGACCAACTGCCTAGCAACAAATATGGGAGCTTTAATATGAAACTGCAAAGACGCATGACCAAAGGGACTCCAATGATTATGCTTTGCGAGATAATTAATCAGTTTAGTGTCTTTATCATTATCAAAATTATCATGCACCTTTGCAAAAGAAACACGGGCAGCATTTACCACTGACAAATCAGTTCCCATGCTATCAACTAACGTAACATCCATCACTTCAACAAATCCTCATGTTTTGCTTGTTTTTCTCTTCTCATATTATTCAATTCTGCTCCAGATTTTTTACCACCCAAATATTTTGGAATCGAATTAGATTTACTTTCTGTATATTTATCTAACCATTTTTTTATTCTACTAAACATGACTACTCCATAAAAAATGGTGCCGGTGGTAAGAATCGAACTCACAACCTATTGCTTACAAAGCAATTGCTCTACCGTTGAGCTACACCGGCACACATTCCTATGTCCTACCGCTTGTTGTTGCGGCGAGGACGAAACCCTGACGGGCGTTGAGTGGCAAGCTTCTGCATTCGCTCACCCAGTTCCTCATTGGTTTTTACCAACTCGGCGTTATCGAATTCTAAACCACGAATACGATCAAGAAGGTTGCCTACCTGAGAGGCGAAGAAACCTTCTTCACGGATGGCGGGGTCACCATCTAAATGCACTGTTACTTCCATTTGAAGTCTCCATTACAAGGGTTGCTGTCGTCATGCCCGACAGTTAACATAATATTATAATACTACAGTTTATTGAATATGTCAAGTACTTATATAGGTAATTTTGCTTGACGGGGAAGAAAGTTTAGTTCTCTTGCATCAGCTTCAATCTTCTCTTTTAGTGCTTTTGAAATTAGGGGATTGATGCCTTCTAGTTCTAGTCCTTCTTTTTGACAATACCAAAGGACGGCATCCATGTGGGTTATTTTTTTCTCCTTCACAATATTTTCAATCTTCATACAAAATGTTTTTGGTGTGTTTAATTGCATCATTTTATTTGATCTCATTCTATAATTTTATGTAAGGTTGGGAGGCTAACCGTGACCCCCCACGGATGTATTACGGCATCACCCGTTATAGGTGGGAGGCTTCTGTTGCAAGGTGCCTCCCGAACCCCATAAAAACTAAGCTGCTAGAGCATAGTCCTCATATGAAACGAAATTATCGTTTGCGTATAGTTTAATGACCTATAAGGCGGTCAATCCACAGTTCTCCACTTCTCTATTTAACACCTGTCGATCCTGTTTCGCCCCCACAGAAATACACCTTAATGTACTTGTGGTGGAGGCGTTGGGTACTGCCCCCAAGTCCAGTCTGCCGTTCGATCTGTTTCATCAAACTGTACCTTATTTATACCATACGGGAATGTATTTGTCAATACCTTTTTTCAAATACCTTTGTCATTTTTGTATGTTCCTTCAGCAAGAACAAATCCAACATGTTCATCTGGTTCAGTTACTTTTGCTACGGACAACACCACACTATCCCTCTCTGCAAAATCTTTATATTCTACAAGAAGCGACCTGACATAAAATGGTAGGGGTGTAGGAAGACTTATACAATGGTTTAATCTTGTAAGAGCATACATTCTTGCAAGAACTTCTTCTTCACTTATTGTATCAGCCTTCACCATTTTCAAAATTGATTCTTCACCCATACAAATAGTTACTGTTACAATTGTATCACCCTTTGTCCATACTTTATTAGTATCTGCTGATGCCGCATTAGGGGAGTATACCAGCAGACATATTAGTGCCGTCAGTAGATACTTCATTTTTCCTTCTCCATTCTGCAATCGTTTCGGTGAGCAAAGGAAGATAATCATGCTTCTCTTTCACAAACTCTTGGACTGTCCCATCCTCAGTGACAACAAGAATTACCACCTGAGTAACCCTTATGCCCGTTCTCTCACCAAACATTTCTGCATATGCCGAACCTTGGATATAGTAGCTCTCATTCCAATCGTCTGTTCGTTCTCTTGTTGAGGTCTTAAAATCTATAATTGATAGAACACCTTTATACTGACCAATACAATCAGCCCGACCAGCAATTTTATATTTATCGCTCCATAAACCACACTCTTGAGCATATATATTATTTATATGACAAAGAGCTTTTTCTTTAAGTTGGTTAAATAAACACATAGGAAGAAAGTGTTTCTTATGCTTCTCCCACTTATCAGGCCAGTCAAGGTGCATATTGTTGAGGTAATCTTCACACATAGCATGAACCTTCGTACCTCTTGCAGCAGCAGTTCTTGCAATGTGATTAGCAACATCCTCACCAACACGCTTACGCCACTCAAACAATCCTTGCTTGTTACGGACTGATAGAACAGTAGTGATGGATGGATACTTGTTGCCCTCTGGTGTTTCATATAGACGAACACCGTTAGTAGTTTTTGCCTTAATTTCTGGTAGAGAAATTCGCTCATGCCTAAACATTTGAGGTTCCATTATGCTAATACTCTAATTCTTTCTACTAAACGATCTGCTCTATTTGTTACTTGACGATACCACGTCGAATCAACCATCTCATCTGCTGCCTGATTCCAATCCCTTGCATCCACACCACGTTTCATTCCTGCAAACTTGGATAGTCTTGGACGCCCAAGATTAAACATCATATTCGCAATCACTTGTTGAGCTTCTTCTGGCAAATCGTCAAAGTCTGGGTAAAGGGTGTTGCAGTCTTGCAAGACGCTTTGGATATCCGACTCGAAGGCTTCAGCGACTCGCTCAGAAGAAACGGCGGACCCCAAGTCAAGGGATTTTTCTGGGTCAGATTCCGTAACAAGATGACCGATACCAAAAGTAGCGTAACCAAGATGGTCATTATAAATCTTATACTCACATCCTTCATCCACTTCCAATTGTTCTCTAAGTTTTTCAATGTCCATTTTTTTATTCTCCTGCTGGATACATGTTTATGTTAGCCGAGAAACTTCTGCGTTCGCCTTCGCCGAAGAAAGGCAAAACACTGTGATGTAACCAAGATGGGAACATAATAAACTGTCCTACTTCTGGTTTAATATATTGTTGTGTGCTGGGTTTCAATTTTTTCATATCGGTGGTGCTGTTATGACCCCAAGAGAAACGAGTATATCCATCAACCAAACCAGTAGCACCAGTAAGAGATGTACCGTGGCCACCGTCACTACCGGCAGAAATTCCCATTGGCACAGTTAAATACATTATGCATGATAATCCAACGTCTGCATCGGAAGGGTGGTCATGTTCTGGATTATAATCCCCCTCATAACTACGATTAACCCACATAGATTTTATCTTTGGGTTATATGTTTTTTCATCTCCTGTTACCGACTTATTAACCATTCCACTCCCATCTGTTACAGCATCAGATTCTACATATTCCATATATTGATTAGCTAATCTGCACAGATATCCCGAAAACTCTTCTCCCACATCATCATCGTCATGAGGGAAGATCAATTGAGAAGAGTTCTCGTTTCGATTTATTTGGCCAACCAAACTACCAGATGCATCAATATTCTTCGGTATAACGACACTTTCGATATGATCATTAAGTTCTTTAGTAATCTCTAAACCAAAATTGCATGACATTAGTGATAGTGCTGTTTTAGTATTGAATGATATTTCCATAATTTTTACTCCAATCCAATTCCCATTCTGGTCTTATTAATTAGGTAACTTCGCACAAAGCCAGACCGAACAATATCACCAATAGTGAACTCTGTGCAATTAAATTCTTTCATCTCTTCTAGAATAGTCATAAAATCATGCAAACCATTTTTCTCGTTTGTCCTCTGCAAATCTGATTGAGCAAAATCACCACAGAAAATAATTTTAGATTCTTGGCCAACTCTTGTAATAATCGTATCCAATTCATGAAAATTCATATTCTGGCATTCATCTACTATAATGATTGCGTTATCAAATGTCAACCCCCTTAGAAAAGAAGTTGAAAGAAAATATAATGAACCCTGTGATTTAAGTTTGTCGTATAGATTATTAAAGGATTGCTCATTGGGCATTTCAAACATGAACTGAATCATATTCTGATATGGTACTTGATATAATGCAGCCTTGTCCTCTTCATCACCTGGCAGAAAACCAATTTCTCTTGTAGGAATAAGAGATCGAACTAGAATAACCTTTTCAGCAGGATGTTTCAAATCCATCACATCTTGTAATGCAAGATAAAGAGAAATGAATGTTTTACCAGTTCCAGCAGCACCATACAAAAATTGGTTCTGACTTTTTTTCCATGAGGAAAATACTACCTTTTGGTTATCAGTAATAGGTTTAATATTAACTAGACTATTTGTACTAATTTCTTTGTTTCTTTTAGTAGCCATGTTCTATCCTAATTTTTACAATATATGCGAGGGGAGTAAGCGCTTACTCCCCTCTGGTGCATAGGCGGATTGACTTCCCAGCTTACATGGATGCAGTGCATCGGTGCTGAAGTGTGATGTTCTCGCCCGCACCTTAACTATTTATTTACATTATCGAGTTTATTTTTATATTTCTTTGTAGTTTTATTGAAAACATCCTTCACTCGTCTATGACCAGAAGTCTTAGAAGTTCCAAATTTGTCAGCCATAGGAGATACAGGATTGTTATCTGCAATTCTTCCCAGTATATCATTAAATGCAGAATCAGTTTTAGGACCAATACCCATCATATTATCTCCACCAAGAGCAACTGGTTGAAAAACCCTCTCAATATTTAGATTATCTTCCATATACTTATCATACTCTGCCATTGTCATTGTTTCATCATATTCAATACCAGATTCTTTATTAAAAAATGTATATGTCGGCATTATATTTCCCCGTTCTCTATTTTTGATTTTAGTGGATCAGATTCTGCCAAAGGATTTCCATGATTCATCATATTAGGACTATATCCAGCATATACATTTGCAGAGAATATAGACCTATTCGCAAAAGTATCATTTGTATAATGCACTAGATGGGATGGGAAAATCAACATATCCCCCTCTTTACATGGAATCTTTAATTTATTTTGATTAAAGGATGGGGCTTCATCTGAAATAAAGGATAAACTTGTTTCTTTTCCTCCTGTTGATATGTATGCAGAACAAGAATAAAAGCCAGGATATTCAGTATGGCAATGAGGTTCCACAAAACTATCATCAGTATAATGAGCCACCCATGCATTAAATGTTGCAAAGGAATAGTAGAACATTTTATTATCAAAGAAACCTGGCTGGTCTTGATTTGGATGAGGATAATTCAACCTTGTCCTAATACAAAAATTCATATGATTCGTTGCTTCTTCAACCAATGGAGCAGCATCATCATCTGCAAAAAGTTCCCAATTTGTCCGGCGCACATTGCTTAGATTATCCTCAATATCATCGACAATTTTATCTTGTGATACATCGTATAGAGCTTTGCATAGTTTTTTGTCTAATGAGGTCTTTAGAATAAAATCAGTTTTCATAACTGGAATGTATGAAAATACATTATGAGATGTCATTATATATACTCCGTCAAAAATTAAATTCAAGTTGTTTTGCTGGAACCAATTTTTCCAACCTAAAAATTTTGTCACGTTGTTCAGTGACAGATTCATTTAGAATCTTTATTCTCTTATAAGCCGCTTGTAGTTGTCCTTGCAATTCTTCTGTTTGATGCTTTAAAAGATTTAAATTATTAGCATCATCAAAAATCTTATTAAGTTCCATTTTTTGACTTTCACTTAATACTGAATGTAAAGATTCTTTCATATCTTCCTCTTTAAGTCTCCGACTCATGTAGTCCCAATGAGGTTCCCTCGTCATCATTCATCTCCATGAAAAACTTTGGTGGAACTCGATTAGTCCACTTTGCAAAACCTGACTTCTCTACTATATAGTATGTTTGATATGCTTTCACTGTATCATCACCCTTGCAGTATGCAGGCATACATTGTGGTGGATCAGTGAAAGTATCGGTGAGTTGTATAGGGGGCATATTCTTTGGTGTTTTATCTAAAGCATCACGCAATTTGGATGTAGCATGTGTTTTACCATAACGATAGGTATACTCATTCATTAGAGCAACATAATGTTCCCACAACCACCGATAGTTCAACTCACTGGAACGAACCCAAATGGTACTAGGGTGATTCTTGTGAGCCAACTTGTATAACCCCATTTTGTCAGCATACTTATCACCATCAAGGACACGGTGCGCTGTGCAGAGCATCTGTGCGCTCTCTAGTATCATCTTCACCACATGCTTGTCACACATCATCTGTGCGGCAATCTTAGGGTTTTTATCTAGA